TGAAAATACATTAGTAATTAATTCACCAGAAGGACAGGTACATTCAGCATTTGCATTAATAGACACAATGAAAGGATCAGCAATTCCTGTAAAAACAGTAGGACTTGGTATGATTGCATCATGTGGATTGTTAACATTTATGAGTGGTACAAAAGGTAGACGTGTATTAACACCAAACACTTCAATATTATCACATCAATACAGCTGGGGATCAGGTGGTAAAGAACATGAATTATTTGCAAGAGTAAGAGAATTTGAATTAAGCACAGAAAGAATGATTAACCATTATAAAAAATGTACAGGATTAAGTGAAAAGAAAGTTAGAGATATTTTACTACCACCTGAAGACAGATGGTTATCAGCCAAAGAAGCAGTTAAGTATGGAATTGCAGATAAAATCGTATCAACATATTAGGAGAATAAAAATTGCAAGTTAATCTAATTGATAAAATGGGAACTGACTTAACAGTAGTCAATGCGGCTAGGGTATCGTTTGCAAAAGAGTCTGAATGGGAATCAATACCAGAAGCTGGACCAGTGCCAGGATTACTACATAACAAAGATGAAAAGTTGATTAGTTTTTTAGCAAAACACAATCATTGGTCACCTTTTGCACATTGTAGTCTACAGTTTAGGATTAAAGCACCAATATTTGTTGCTAGACAACTAGTTAAACATCAAGTAGGATTAAGTTGGAATGAAGTATCAAGACGTTATGTTGATTACGAACCAGAATTTTATACTCCAGATACTTGGAGAGGTAGGCCATTAAATTCTAAACAAGGATCAAATGGCCAAGTACCAGTTGACAATAGCAAATATGATAATATGATGTCTCAATTAAAACTTTTTTATGAAACATTATTAAATCAAGGTGTAGCTCCAGAAATGGCTAGAATGGTTTTACCACAAAGCATGATGACTGAATGGTATTGGAGTGGTACTCTTTATGCATTTGCTAGAGTATGCAACTTAAGATGCGAAGAAGACACACAATTAGAGTCAAGAGTAGTTGCAGATATGATAGATGAGTTGGTAGAAGAAAGTTTTCCAGTTAGTTGGAAATACTTGCGAAATAGAGATTAATATAGTATAGTAAAAATATGGCAACAGTATATTCAGAAGATTTACAAAAACTTTTCTTAGAATTTATGGTAACAGATCCTGAACTATTTGTCAGGGTAAGAAATATTATTAAACCTGAATTCTTTAGTAAAAAATATATTGAAACAGTGGACATGTTTGTTGAGTACACTGAAAAATATAAATCACTACCTACAGTAGAACAAATTAAAGCTAAAACTGAAGTAGATTTAACATTAGTTCCTGACATAGATGATTCGCAAAAAGATTGGTTCTTAGATGAGTTTGAAACTTTTTGTAGGCACAAAGCATTAGAAAGAGCAATTATTGAAAGTGCTGATATGTTAGAAGCTGGTGAGTATGGGCCAGTTGAACAAAAAATTAAAGATGCAGTAAGAGTTGGATTAACAAAAGATCTTGGTACTGATTATTTTGAAAACCCTAAAGCAAGATTATTAAGATTAAAAGACAACAATGGTACAGTAAGTACGGGATGGTCAGCATTAGATAGAAAACTTTATGGTGGATTTAATAAAGGTGAATTAAATATTTTTGCTGGATCGTCAGGTGCAGGTAAAAGTTTATTCTTACAAAATCTAGCAATGAACTGGATATCTCAAGGTATGCATGTGTTATACTTTACATTTGAGTTAAGTGAAGAATTAAGTTCTATGAGAATTGATTCAATGACAACTGGTGTTGCTACTAATGAAATTTTTAAAAAGATAGATGATGTTGACTTATCAGTTAGAATGGAAGCTAAAAAATCAGGTAAGTTTCAAGTCAAGTACATGGCTTCAGGAACAACAGCAAATGATTTACGTTCTTATTTGAAAGAATATCAGATACAAAAAGGAATAACACCTGATGTAGTATTAATTGATTACTTAGATTTAATGATGCCAACTAGTAAAAGAATATCACCAGCTGATATGTTTTTAAAAGATAAGTTTGTATCTGAAGAATTACGTAACTTTGCGGTTGAACAACAGTTTGTATTGGTAACTGCATCTCAGTTAAACAGAAGTGCAGTTGAAGAACTTGAATATGATCAAAGCCATATTGCAGGTGGTATTAGTAAGATTAATACTGCTGATAATGTTATAGGTATCTTTACAAGTAGAGCTATGCGTGAACGTGGTAGATATCAAATACAACTTATGAAAACAAGATCAAGTGGCGGTGTTGGTAGTAAGATTGATTTAGCATTTGACATTGATACATTAAGAATTAGTGATTTAGATGTGGATGATGAAGTTGAAAATACAGCAATACAAACAGCAGATGCATTAACATCAGCAATAAAAAAACGTACTTCAACAGTGTCAAATAAAGCTGAAAATGTAGTGGTTGCTGAAAAAGTTGAAAGAAGTTTGGCGTTAAAAGACATGTTAAAAACGCAAAAATCCGTTTTTGACGATGAATAGCGTCATATAAAAAAATAAAAAAGATAATAAATAATTTTATGATGAAGAAACAAACACGTTCAATATTAGATGAGATTAGTAGAGTAGTGCCAAAAGCAGATACTAACAATCTGCTTGAAGCTCGTGCTAATCATGTTATCAGTTCAGCAATAAATTTGACAAAGTTAATATATGAATCATATGATGAGCCGGTTGCTGATGACTTGGTAAAAAGATTGCATAATAGCATTAGATCACAAGATCCAAGAAAATTTGAACGAGGCATCAAAAAGATAATTGATTCAGATGAAAGCTAATGAACTTATTATATCAGAAGATGTTAACACACATCTTACCCATTTAGAAGATTTAGCTCTTTTCCAAGGAAAGCAAGGGGCTGAAAATGCCATTGCATTTTTAAGAAATTTATCCGATTTAGCTAAAACATCTAGTCCAAAAAAATATAATGTAACAATAAAATGGGATGGTTCACCGGCTATATTTGCTGGTATAGATCCTAGTGATGGAAAATTTTTTGTTGGTACAAAAAGTGTTTTTAATAAAAATGCAAAATTAAATAAATCAGAATCAGATATTGATGCAAATCACCAAGATCAAAAAGAAGCTGGCGACAAAGCTGATTTAAGATTAAAACTTAAAAAAGCATTTAACGGACTATCACAACTAGGTATTAAAAATGTTCTACAAGGTGATTTGTTATTCACTAAAAATAGTCTAAAAACAATTCAACATAAAGGCGAATCATACCTTGCATTTAAACCAAATACAATAACTTATGCAGTGCCTTCAAATTCAGAACTAGCACAAAAGATACAACAAGCAGAAGTTGGAGTTGTATTTCATACTTCTTATTCAGGAAGTTCATTACAAAGTATGAACGCAAGTTTTGATGTTGATTTATCAGGATTAAACAAAATAGATAGTGTTTGGTATGATGATGCTTATATAAAAGATTTTACTGGTATAGTTAATTTAACAACTGGAGAATATCAAGCAATTAAAAATTCAATAGATGATGCTAACACTTATCTAAAACAAGCCGGAGATATTTTTAGTTGGTTTGATACAATGGGTATAACTGGAAAAAAATTAAGAGAACTGATCCATATGAATCATAATAAGATGGTAAGAGCTGGCGCAATTGAACAAGACCCTGCAAGATTTTTTGATGGATTTGCAAATGATTATGAACAAAGAATTGAAGATGAAATTGCAAAACTAAAAACAGGTAGAGAAGGACCAGCGGGACAAAGAAAATTAGTTAATTTAGAAAATTTTAAAAAAGCATATTTTAGTAATAGAAAAAATATTGAAGCATGGTATAGTTTATGGTTAAAGTTAATAGGTATTAAAAATAAGTTATATCAAAAACTAAGAAATATTAAAGCCATTGATGCTTTTGATCAAAATGGAGATTCATACACAGTAAGAGATCAAGAAGGATTTGTTGCAGTTGATCATATTGGAAAAGCAGTAAAAGTAATTGACAGATTAGATTTTTCAAGAAAAAATTTTGCTAAAGAAAATATTCAACTAGTTAATGACTTAACTGAAAGTAGAGCATTTAGATCAAGACAAGATATTGGAAAACATACAGCAGAACAAATTGGTGAACTCATATATGCTTACTGTTTAGCATTAGTAACACTAAAAAATGAATTTAAGTATAAAAAAATTGCAAGACAATATGCTTCAAGAACTATGAGTTATAATAATTTTGATTACTTTAGAACTAATGGTACAGATTTATATCTACTAGTACACAGTCTAATTGGCACTGGAAGTATTGTTCAATTTAACAATCAAGATTCAAGTCAAGCATTTGTAGATAGACTTTCAAAGAATAAATTTACACTGTTAGATTTTTTAAACTATATAGAAATTACTGAAGTTGATCATTCTTTATGTAATCGATTATTAGTAAAATTAGAAAAACAATTTAAGATAAATTCTTTTCAAGCAAAAAAAATTAGAAGAGAACTATCTGTTTATGATTTACTAAAAATGAAAGATAAAGCAAATATAGTAAATTTAGTAATGAATGAAATAAGGCAATTTGCACCAAGAAGTGAACTTTACACTCCTTTACAAAATATGTTTAGAGAACGTAAATTATCCAATGACGATACAGTGAAACAAAGAAAATTAAGAAAAAATGTTGGTGCTGGTGCTTTATAATGAAACCAAATATACCTGAAAAATATAAAACTTTAGATCAGGTTCCTACAACTTATAAAAGAATAGCCTGTCAGGCAGATCATCCAAGAGTATACTATAATCTTAACAGTGATGGGTATGTAGTATGTTTATATTGTAATACACTTTTTGTTGCAAATGAATCAACAGATTTTAAAAATGAGGGTGTGTATATTCACACAGATGAATAATGTATACCTATAACCAAAATAAAAATTCATATATTAAAATAGCTGAAACTTTAGAAATTTATAAGATATCAACTTCTATTATTTTACATTACAATGATGGTAGAACTGAAACTACTTATGAAAAGGACTTTGATCACATAAAGCAGTTAATATCAGTATACGGAAAAATACTATTTTTTACAAAACCAAAGCAAAATAATAACATGTTTACTTTCACATTTGGCGTAGAGCAAGAAAACCTATTTTTAAAAGGTAAAGATCCAGCTGGAGTATTAAAAGATAGGTTAAATAATATTATACTATTCAATAATAGTATTTGTACTATAGGTACTGGTATAAATATGTATATTACAAAGGAGCATTAAATTGGATAAAAAACCAAAACCAGCATTGAAGCCACAAATTCAGCCTGTGCCAGATATTGAATCTGAAAGTCTTGAATTCCATGTAGCTATTTCACGTGAAAGACATGATGAAATAAGTGCAAGGTTTGATAGAGTAGATGCACGTATTGAAAAACTGGAGGCAAAAATGGAAAGAGGATTCTCAAAAGTTGAAAAGATTATTATGTGGTCCGTTGGAACTATGTTCTTTACCATGATTTCAATATACATATCTTCTTTAATCATTCCATTAATGAAATAATATGTTAATAGTTGAAGTACTTGGTACCCCACAGATATTTGGAAAATACAAGCAAAGCATCAAAAGAAGATTTCGTTGCCAATCTGGTCCACGAAAAGGTAGAATTGTAGCTGATCCTTCAACATGCACAAAGCCTATTAACATTAGAAAAAGACAGCAATTTAAAGCAACAAGACAGAAATTAAACACTATTCAATCCAAAAGATCAACCTATACTAAAAAATACAATCCTACATCAAAGATTGTTAAAAAATTAAATACACAGGTTAAGTCAAAAAGAAGAG